TAAGATGAGGGAGCTATTCCCTGTATCGTGGCTGGCATTGAGAGGACTATGATACTAACACTATTGTATTATTAAACTACCTAAAACAAGTGTTAGTAATACTATGATATTATTTATGTGGAGATCAATGATGACTAAACGAATACGCATGAAAGGTGGCGATGAGTATAATGGACTAACTAAAGCACGTAGGTTTCATATATGGAAGAGTGGTCAGTTAAAGAAGATTAAACGTGCATACAACAAACGGTTTCGTAAACATATCAAGGAGACTAAAGATGAGTAACGATATTAAAGTATTGACTATAGAAGATCAGGAAGATGGGTCAGCTACAGTTACTCTTGACTTAGATGCAGAAACCTACCATAAGATATTTGAATACGGTTTCGTTCAGCTTATTATGAAAGGTATTGAATCAGAGGAGATAAGGAATGCCCCAATACGCAGTAATGTTTAGACCATTTGAAAATGACTTAATATACTACAGTGAGGAAAACCCTTTCAATATGCATAGCAAGCCGCTACTCTTCCTAAATAAAGAAGCAGCTGAAACCTTTGCTAGCAAGTTAAACACGGGCATTGTAGTTGAGTATGGCGGTAAAGTAGAATGAACTGCTGGCACTGCAAGTCTAAGCTAGTTTGGGGCGGTGATCATGACTGTGATGAGGATTCAGAATTTCTCATTGTGTCAAACTTCACTTGCCCTAAATGCAACTCTTATGTAGAAGTATTTTACCCAAAGGAAGATGAAGACAATGAGTAAGGAACTGGCGTTAATACGCACACTTATGAACAAAGACTTCTACGACATTAACAAGGGCATTCGTTGCCCTGACAAACTCTTCACTAAAGACGTGCGTAAGATTAAACAAGTGCTAGACTACGCTATGGATAACTTTGAGCAGGACGTATCTACAACAGAACTTGAGGCACTATTCTTTGCACACAATAGTAGCCTCACTACTGCTAACAAGCTCGTATACTCTGAGCTATTCAACAAGCTAACTAAAGAAGAGCCACTACGTGGTGAGATTGCACAAGAGGTACTGTCACGCCTATTCCAACAGGTAGTAGGTGAAGAGGTTGCTAACATTGGCTTTGAGTACGTAAATGGTACAGCCCCCTCACTTGAGCCTATCAGACAGCTACTAGAATACTACGGCGATGACTTCCTGCCTAACGTAAAGCTAGAGTGGGACGACATGTCTATTAAGCGTCTACTAGAGTTAAATGGTATTGAAGCACAGTGGCGCTTTAACATACCTACTCTGGCACGTCATGTAGAGGGCATCTCAAGCGGTCACCTGATTATGGTGGGTGCTAGACCTAACGTGGGCAAGACATCATTCCACGCCTCTCTTATTGCATCAGCTAAAGGCTTTGCATCACAGGGAGCTAAGTGCTTCGTGTATTGCAATGAGGAAGCATCACACCGTGTTGGCGCTCGTTACCTGACAGCCTCTACTAACATGACAATGGAAGAGATCAAAGAGAACCCTGCCCTAGCTGCAGCACGGTATGAACCTATTAAGAACAACGTACACATACGTGACTGTACTGGCCGTGACTTAGCTTGGGTTGAACAACAGATCAAGGTAGGTCGCCCAGATATTGTTGTACTTGACATGGGTGACAAATTTGCAATACGTTCATCAGATAAGTCAGATGTGTACTTGAAAGATGCAGCTATCTATGCTAGGAACATAGCTAAGCAGTATGGTTGCGCTATCATCTGGATGTCGCAGCTTAGTGCCGATGCAGAAGGTAAGGTCAACGTGAACATGTCTATGATGGAAGGTTCTAAGACAGGTAAAGCTGCAGAGACAGACTTAATGCTGCTGCTAAGTAAGAATACACTAGTTGAAGGTCAGGAAGACGAAGACACACAGCGCCACATCACACTAGCTAAGAATAAGCTTACTGGTTGGCATGGACTGATTCATTGTGAATTAGATGGCGCTAGAGCAATATATAAGGCGTAACATGAAACTTATCCTTGACGTAGAGAATACAACCACAACACGCAATAAAAAACTACAGCTTGATCCTTTTGAGTCTGAGAATACATTGACTATGGTTGGTGTCTACAACATGGACAGCGGCCTTGAGTTGCTACTACCCTTTGATCATAACGAAGCTAAAGATACCAATGGTGATAACAGACTTGCTATCCAGTATGCATTAAATGATGCTACGCTACTTATAATGCACAACGCACAGCATGACTTGCAGTGGGTATGGGAAAGTGGTTTTGTTTATGATGGTGACATATATGACACTATGCTAGGGGAATACATCCTAGTGCGTGGTACAGGATTACCATTGTCACTTGAAGTTTGCGCCCAGCGCCGTAGCTTACAAGTACAAAAGCAAAGTACGCTAAAGGATTACTATAAGAAAGGATACACCACCAATGAGATACCACTAGATGAACTTACAGAATACCTAAGCTCCGATCTACACGTTACTGCAGCACTATATCTTTCTCAAATGGAAGACTACTCTAGAGAAGAGTCACACTCCCTACATAACATTCGTGATATTACTATGGACGTATGTAAAACATTGACTAACATATACCGCAATGGAGCTAAGGTTGATCTTGCAGCGTTAGATGAAGTACGAGTAGAGTTTGAAACAGAACGTGCAGCTATTGAGGAACGCCTATATAAGCAAGTTAAAGAACTAATGGGTGACACACAGATTAATCTAAACTCACCTGAACAGATGTCACAGGTTGTCTTTAGCCGTGCCATTAAGACTAAGAAAGAATGGGATGTACTGTTTGAACACGTAGAAACAGACAAAGAATTTAAGCACTGTGTAGAAGCTAATAGCCTACCAATATACAAGACTAACGCTTATATCTGCCCTGAATGCAATGGAAAGAAATTTACATACAAGACAAAGAAAGATGGCACACCACATGCGAAACCTAATAAATGTAAGGAATGCAATGCTGAAGGCTACAAACTACGCAATACTAAAGAACTGGCTGGCCTCAAGTTTAGTGCGCCCTCTAAGGCGTGGGTATCAGCTAACGGTTTCAGCACCAGCAAAGGTAATCTTGAAAAGCTCATTATTGCTGCTAAGACTAAGAATATGGATAAAGCTGTATCGTTTCTAACTGATCTTCAGAGGCTCTCAGCGCTGTCTAGCTACCTCTCTACGTTTGTAGGAGGGATCAACACCTTCACTAAGCCAGACGGGCTGCTACACGTGTCTCTGACGCAATCAATCACTGCTACTGGACGTTTCTCTGGTCGCAACCCTAACATGCAGAACATGCCACGAGGTAAGACATTCCCAGTTAAGAAAGTCTTTGTGTCACGTTGGGTTGGTGGACACATCATGGAAGCTGACTTTGCTCAGCTAGAGTTTCGTGTTGCAGCATTCTTAGCTCAA